TTTGAGGGTGAGACTGTTATTGCGAAAAATAAAATTGGAAAAGTTGAAAGATGGAATAATTTAAATGGTAATCTTGTAGTTTCAACAAGTGATAGATTTGAACAATCTGATGTAATTGAAGGAACATCATCATTCACTAGAGGACCAATCAGATCTGTCAATATATTTACTGGTAAATTATTAGTTGGTGCTGGTGCAACAGTTGTTGATGGATGGCAGACAGATGTTGGATTTACAAATGATAATCTGCAAAGAATTCCAAATAATGAGTACTATCAAGACTTCTCTTATTCAATAAGATCTCAAATTCCTTATGAAACTTGGAATGATCCTGTAAGCGCACTTAATCACACTAGTGGATATGCAAAATTCTCTGATCTTCAGGTAATAAGTTCCACTGATTCATCAACCACAGCAACACCAATACCAATTGAGAGCATTGTAACACTCAATGTTGATCTTGATAGTGTATCAAGTCTTCACACAAAGGCAGATTTTGATACATCAAGAGAATTATCTAAGGATTTTGGGTCTCACTTAGTTTCTGACCAAATTGTATTTGATAACAGAGTTATTTCAGATTTCTTTGAGTCAATTGGTAACAGAGTTCTTGAGATTGATGATGTAGCATATCTTTTCAATAGTAATGCTAGAACTGAACAGTTCTCTGCTGTTGGTGACTTTGAAAATAACATGATTTATAACAAAATCTTTGCTCATGTTAGAGATAAGTTATTTACTGATGAAAGACAATCATTGATTATCCAAACAATGCAAGATGGAAAGGGCATTGGATATCAAAATGAGTATGCCAAACTCTTCTCAAAAGAAGATCTAGGTACTTTTAATTTCCTCAGTGCATCTGATGGTTGGAAGATTACATGGGAACCAATTAAGTTCAAAAATAATAGTTATGATGTCTCTCTACTTTCATTCTCAATATTAGACAATATTGTAGGTGTTGGAACAACTGGTTTAGGTTCAGTAGCAAAACTTGAATCTACACAAACCACTATTCCTTTGAATACAACAACAAATATTGCATCTATAGCTACAACTTATAGATCATCTAAGGTTCTTGCATTGTTTGAAAAACCAAATGATGAGTATTTTGCCACAGAATTGAATATTATTCATGATGGAACCAATGTTAAAACAACTGAGTATGGTTCTATTAATAATAATCCAATTAATCCAGTCATAGGATTTGGAACATTCAATACTTACCTCTCAGGTGGTAATCTAGAAATTGATTTTCATCCAAATGCTGGTGTTGCTTGTACTGCAAACCTTTCAACAATTGCAATTTCAACTAGTTCATCAACAACAGGAAATAACACTCTTGATATTTCAAGAGTATCCACATCTCACACATCTATTTCAGCATCTGGAAGTCCATCCTTTACTGATGTTGTAACTGTTGCTGATCCTTATGAGTCAGCTTATTTCTTTGTGACTGCAGAGGACACAACTAACAATGTTTATGACTGTTTTGAGGTAACTGCACTTTATAACTCAGTAGATGAGTTCTTTGTAAGATATGCCAATGTTGGCACTGGTGTATCTGATATCAGTGTTGGTCAAATTGGTATTGATAGCACTTCATCACCAAATGGTATGAAGTTGCAATTCAAACCAGAACCAAATATTGATGTTGTTGTAAGGACATTCAATCTTGAAATGCAGATTGATAGTGATAATGGTAATCCAAGTTTGATTGATCAAAGTAATGTACAGATTAGAAGCACATTAGGAAATTACACTGGAACTGCTCAAGATTTGAAGACAAGATTTAATCTTCTTCACAATACTCTACCTATTTTCAGAAGAGATTTTGCTGGTGCTGACTCTTCAATTGTAAATGTTGCTGACAACCAAATAAACATTCCAAATCACTTCTTTGTTACTGGTGAGAGAGTCACCTACAGAACCAAAACTGGTACTGGAACAACAATGAATGTTGGAATCACACAAACAAATATTCCTGGTATTGGTTTGACTGATAAATTACCAGATGATTTGTATGTTGTTAAAGTTGATGAGGCAAACATCAGATTTGCTACAAGTGCTGAAAATGCTCTGTTAGAAAACCCAACTGTACTTACAATTAATTCTGTTGGATCTGGTTCATCTCACTCTATTACATCAAGAAATCAAGATACTAAGTGTCTGGTTGCTATTGATAATATGATTCAATCACCACTTTCTGAAACAAAAGTTACCTCACAATTGACTGCATCTGTTGCTACAGGTGTAATTATTGAAACTGCTGGTATTACATCAATGACAACTGGTGATCTGATTCAGATAAATGATGAAATTATGAAAATTGATGGTTTGAATGTTGGTGGTAATAATAAACTTCAAGTATTGAGAGCACAATTAGGATCATCACTTCAATTCCATAATAGTAGTGATAATATTGTCAAATTAAATGGTAATTATAGAATTGTTGATACTGATATCATCTTTGTTGATCCACCATTTGGTCAAGTACCATTAAGTACAACCACAGGTGATCCTGATCTTAGAAACTGGGCAGGAATTACAACTAATTCTACTTTCCAAGGCAGATCCTTCCTTAAAAATGCTCCTAAAAATACCACAAAAGAAACATATTACAATAATTATGTTTTTGATGATATTTCAAATAATTTCAATGGTATTACAACTCAATTCACCCTCACATCATCAACATCAAGTGTCACTGGTATTTCCACAGATAATGCTATTATCTTAATTAATAATATTTTACAACTCCCACAAGGTCAGCAGGACCCTGCTGTGCTTGAAGGTGATTATGAGTTGATTGAATCAAGTGGTGAGACAGATATTGTATTCCTTGGTGAACCAAATGATCAAGGATATGACCAAGGAGCAGGTACAATCCCAACTGGTGGACAGATTATATCAGTTGGTTCATCAGAGGGATTTGGATATCAACCTCTGGTATCTGCTGGTGGCACAGCAATCATATCTGGACTTGGCACTGTTCAATCAGTTAGTATTGGAAATAGTGGTTCTGGATATAGATCAGGTATTCAGACTGTAAATGTTGGTGTATGTACACATAGTCTTGGTACACCATCTTTGGTTAACATTGGTATTGCTACAGTTCTAAATGGTCATGTTATTGGAGTAGCAATTACAAATCCTGGAACTGGATATACAACTACAAATCCACCATTTGTTGTATTTGATGATCCATTAAATTATTCTAACATTCCACTCATTTACAGTTCATCATCAGCATCTGGTGTTGGCACTGAAGCCACTATTGATATTCAAGTTGGACAAGGATCAAGTATAATTGATTTCCAAATTGATTCTGGAGGATATGGATTTGGTAATAATGAAATTTTAACAGTAGCAGTTGGTGGAACAACAGGTATCCCAACAAATACATCTTTACCATTCAGAGAATTCCAAATCACTGTTGAGGAAAAGTTTACTGATAAATTCAATGGTTGGTCAGTGGGTCAACTTCAAGTGTTTGATAATTTTGATGATGAGTTTGATGGAGTACAAAATGTATTCAGACTACAAATTGAAGGAACAACCACTCCAATTCAATCAAGAACTGGTTCACTCATTGATGTTGAACAAACTTTGATTATCTTCATCAATGGTGTTTTACAAAAACCAGGTGAGGGTTATTTCTTCAGAGGTGGTTCATTAGTTCAGTTTAGCAATCCACCTAAAAAGGGTGACACATCCAAGGTATTGTTCTATAAGGGTGGTGGAACTGTTGATGTTGTTTTCAATGAAGTTCCTAAAACAATTAAGGTTGGTGATGATGTTCAATTGATTAATGATCCTATAAATGGTCAAACTCTATCATTTAGACAAGATCCAAGAACAACAATTGGGATCAATACTATTGATACCTTTGAAACCAATCCATATGATTCTAGATTCTCTCCTGGTGTAACTGCTGATAGAACATTATCAAGAATCACTTTCTGGACAAAACAACTCAAAGATTTAGTTGTTAATGGTGAGAATATCAATAAAGATAGACCAGAATATGAACCAGATATTTTCCCATCTGCATTTATTATCAGTAGTGTTGGTATTGGTAGTACAAATGTGTTTGTTGATTCAACAAGACCATTATTTGCTTCATCTAATGAAAATACCACTGATGTCTACAGAGAAAAAATTACACTGATTTCACAAAATACACAAGTAAGTGCTTCTGCAACTGTAACTGTGTCTGCTGCTGGAACAATCACATCATTTAATCTAGTTGATGGAGGTGTTGGATATGCAGCAACTCCAAGTGTTTCAATTGCTGGAACTGCAACAGGTATAGCAACACTTACAGGTACTTCAGTCTCATCAATTACTGTTGTAAATCCTGGTGGTGGATATACATCAACATCACTCCCAGTTGTTTTGGTTGGACCACCTGCTATTGTTGAAGAAGAGATTGGAATCAGCACTTTTGCTGGTGATAATGGAAATATTGTTGGTCTGTCTACACAAATTGATGGATCTAAGAAACAACTTGTATTGGACCTTCATATTCCAGAGGATTCATTCCTTAGAAGTGCAAGTTATATTGGTTCAGGAACAACTGTAAGTAATATTTCAGCAACAGACTTCTTCATTGTAAGAAACTCTAATGTTGAACTTAATAATGGTATTGTAACTTCATTAGGATCTGATAACAGCACAATTGTAGGTGTGACTACAACATTTATTGACTGTGTATTCCAAGTTGAAAGTAGACAACAAGTAATGTCTAATGTAGTTGGTCTTGGTACTACTTCAGTTATAAGAGTTGAAGTTAATGTAAATGATATTACTGATATATCTGGTCTTGGTGTAACTAATTTCTATGGTCAGTATAGTTGGGGAAGAGTTGACTTTAGAGCAAGAGATGTTGATGCAAAGGCATTTGATTATTATGGAAGACAGGGAAGTGCTGGTATTTCAACATCAGCATTGCTTACAAGATCAAATCCACTCAAATCAAGTAACTACATAATTGTGTGATAAATAAGAAAAAAAGTCCCCAATACAATGGCAGCGATAATTACTGATCAAATGAGAATACTGAACGCTGAGAATTTTGTCTCTGGCGTTCAGTCCTCTACCAATTCATATTATACATTTATTGGACTTCCAAATGCTCCTGAATTTAGTAGCACTTGGGATCAGGATCCACCAAGTCCTAAGGATAGTTATTCAAACTTTAATGATAATTATGACACTATGTTTGCATTGAAAAAGATCAATGCAAGTGATGTTTCAAGAGTTATTAGAAAAACTATTTGGACATCTGGTATCACTTATGATATGTGGAGAGATGATATCACTAGAGATAATCCATCTCTTCCATCTGGTGCTTTTGATATCTATTCAGCAAATTATTTTGTAATGAATAGTGATTATAGAGTTTATGTTTGCATTTCAAATAATGCAAATCCTGAAAATAATTTTCAAGGGAGTCCATCTCTTGATGAACCAAAATTTGTTGATCTAGAACCAAGAGCAGCAGGAACAAGTGGTGATGGATATATTTGGAAATATCTCTACACTATCAAAACAAATGATGCTGTAAAGTTTGAATCAACCACATATATGCCAGTTCCAAATGACTGGACAACAAACAATGATGTAGCAAGTGTAAGAGATAATGCTGCAACAAGTGGTCAAATTAAAATGATCACAATTAGAGATAGAGGTGTTCAGGTTGGAACAGCAAATGTTACATATACAGGTGTCCCAATCAAAGGTGATGGAAGAGGGGCAACTGCCACAATTACAATTAATAATAATTCAAAAGTAGAAACAATTACAGTATCAAATGGTGGTTCAGGATATACATATGGGACTGTAGACCTTGTTGCTGGTGGTGTTCCTAGTGGAAGCACTAATCCCTCCTTCAATGTTATTATACCTCCTTCTGGTGGTCATGGAGCAAATGTTTATACTGAATTAGGTGCATTTAATGTACTAACATATTCAAGATTTGAAAATGATACAGATAATCCTGATTTTATCACTGGAAACCAGTTTGCTAGAATTGGATTGATTGCTAATCCAAAGGCATATGGATCAACAACAAATCTTACTGTTGATAAAGCAAGTGCTTTATATGCTTTGAAACTCACAGGTGTAGGATATAGTGCTGCTACATTTGTTGCTGATTCATTTGTAACTCAAACAGTTGGAGTTGGTTCAACAGCAGTGGGAAGAGTTGTCTCTTATGACCCAGCATCAGGTGTTTTGAAATTATGGCAAGATAGAACTAATAGTGGTTTTAACTTTAATGGTTCACTGAATACTAATCCAACATTTGGTTTTGAAACTATAAGATTTACATCAGAACCTACTACAGGTGGTTCAGTAAATATTGTCCCATCCACAGGTAATACACTTGCTATTCAAACCTCCTTTACAGGTGTATCGACAGTAATAAATAATAGGACATATTACCTTGGTCAGTCCTTTACCAATGGTGTATCTCAACCAGAAGTAGAAAAATACTCTGGTAGAATGATATATGTTGATAATAGACCTTCTGTAACAAGGTCTTCTGCTCAAAAAGAAGACGTAAAAATCATAGTGCAATTCTAAGAAATCATGCCACAGGAAACTAACCTTAATGTTGCTCCTTACTTTGATGATGTAGGACCTGAAAGCAACTATTATAAAGTGCTTTTCAAGCCTGGATTTCCAATTCAGGCAAGGGAACTCAATAACTTACAGTCAATTCTTCAAAATCAAGTTGAGGATGTTGGTAATCACCTTTTTAAGGAGGGTGCCAAAGTAATTCCTGGTAATACAACTTATTTGAGCAACTATTCCTGTGTTCAAATTGATAGTGATTTTTTAGGGATTCCAGTTTCTCTGTATATTGATCAATTAGTTGGTAAAACTATAGTTGGTGAGCAGACAGGTGTTACAGCAAAAGTAGAAAATTATATTACAGATGCTCAATCTGTTAGAGGAACATTTACTTTATATCTTGATTATCTCTCATCAGGCACTGATGATGAGACATCTGTATTTGCTGATAATGAAAATTTGATTGTAGATGAGGATATTGTCTTTGCAACCAATTTTATCTCAGCAGGAGAGGGTTGTGCCAAGGCAATTGCAAACGAGGCAACAAGTGATGGTAGTGCTTATGCTCTTAGCCAAGGTGTATATTTTTTAAGAGGATATTTTGTTGATGTTGCTGATCAAGTCATCATTCTTGATCAATATACAAATACTCCATCTTACAGAATTGGTTTTTATGTTAATGAAGAGGTTATTTCATCAGAAGTTGACCCAACATTGACTGATAATGCGCAAGGATTCAATAATTTCACTGCTCCTGGTGCTGATAGATTTAGGGTTACTGCGACTTTACAGAAAAAGGATTTAGATGACACTGATGACAAGAATTTTGTCCAAATTGCACTTATTGAGAATGGATTAAACAGAGATATTAAGACCACAACAGATTATAACATTTTAGGTGATGAATTAGCAAAAAGAACATTTGATGAGTCTGGTGATTACTATGTAAAAGAGTTTTTAACCACTGTAAACAACAGCTTGGCTAATGGTTTTGCTGAGGGCATTTACAATGCCAATCAGACCACAAGTTCAGGTAATACTCCCAGTGATGATTTAGCAATTTACAGAATTTCTGCTGGTAAGGCATATGTGAAGGGTTTTGAGGTAGATGTCAAAGTAAATACCCTTCTTGATATTCCAAAACCAAGAACCACCAAAGATGTTGAAAATACCTCTGTTAATTTTAACTTTGGTCCAACTTTTGCTGTAAATAGGGTTTATGGTTGTCCAACTATTGGACTCACAACATCTCTTACTGTATCACTTAGAGATCAAAGAGGTGGAGCTAATCAACACTCTGCTTCAGGCAATGAGATTGGTCTTGCTAGAATTTATGATTTTGCTCTTGAAAGTGGATCTTATAATACATCAAGTCCTCAACAGAATGTATGGGATCTGTCACTGTTTGATATTGACACATATGCAGATCTCACTCTAAACGCCTCAACAACACTTTCAGTACCAACTAGAATTGAAGGAAAACAAAGTGGTGCAACAGGATTCCTTAGATATGCTGTGTCTGCTGGAACTGCCATTACTGCTTACAGCATTGATGGTGAGTTTGTGAAGGGTGAAGAGTTGTTGTTTAATGGTGTTGAAGGAGAAACTGCTTTTACTACAAATGTAATCAATCATAAAGTAGCTGATGTCCAATCTGTTCAAGCAGCAGTAGGCACTGGATTTACATTTTCAGCAGATATTGTCCCATCAGTTTCAAGAAATCTTGGTATTGCTTCTATCACCTCAACTGGTGGTGGAATCTCAACTGTAACTTCACCTAAATTTTCAAATACAGGAACTGGATTTGTAGGTGTTGCAACAGTTGGTGATTTAGTTTCATTTAGTCAGGGTACAAGTGGAGATATTAATTTTGCAAGAGTAACTTCTTCTTCACTTTCAACACTTACAATTGAACCTGTAACAACTGTTGCTGGTATTTGTAATGGTGCTTTACCTAATCAAGAAATTGTTGTACAAAATTTCAGTGTTTTAAAAACACAAAGACAAGCAACCAGTTCTGGTAATGTTGAAGATACCTCAGATACTTTTTACAGTGTATTTGATCATGAAAATGTATCAGATGTTGATGTTGAAGGGTCTTCAATTGTTATTAGAAGACAATTTGAAACAACCATCACCAATGGTAACACTGGTAGTTTAACTGCTGGAACAAATCAGGTTTTCCTCCCATTTGATGAAGAAAGATATGCTGTCGTAAAAAACAATGGAACTTTACTTCCTATCACCTCTGATAATATCCAGTTGACCTCAGGCAATACTGTCCTTAGATTTGTTAATTTAAGCAGTAATGGTAAAGCAAGAGTAATTTCTACACTCAGAAAGAGTAAGGTTAAACCAAAGGTAAAAGTAAATAACAGAACTCAATCAATTATTATTGATAAGTCAACAAATCCACAATCAGGAACTGGTGGAACAACTTTGAATGATGGTCTTATCTATGGTGACTATCCTTTTGGAACAAGAGTTCAAGATGAAGTAATTTCATTGAATGTATGTGATGGTATTCTTGTTCATGGTGTATTTGAATCAAATGATGCTTCTGATCCACAATCACCATCAATGACTCTACTCAATATGGGTGGACCAACTGCAACAACAAATGATATTATCCTATCTGATATTATTCTTGGTGAAACATCTGGTGCTAGAGCAATTTATGTTAATAAAATAAGTGACACAGCAATCAATTTCATCTATTTGAATGATGGTGATGAATTTGAAGATAATGAACCACTGGTATTTGAAAAATCAGGTGTAACTGCTTTTGCTTCAAATGTAGCAGAGAATTCTAAGAATCTTACAAGTGCATATAAGTTCTCAAATGGTCAAAAAGGCACACATTATGACTTTGCCACAATTATATTTGATGATGACAGTGAGACTGAGCAACCAAATAACAAATTAAGAGTATATTTCTCAAATGCCACTTTTAATGCTGATGATGATGGTGATATCACAACTGTAAATTCATATAATGATTTTGATTATTCTTATGAAATTCCTGATACAGATGGACTTAGGAATAGTGACATTATTGATGGCAGACCAAGAGTTGCTCCATACACAGTATCAGCAGGATCAAGAAGTCCTCTTGAATTCCTTGGAAGAGATTTCAGTGCAGGTAATCATTCAACCCAATATGTGCTTTCAGGTGATGAATCTATTAATGTAAATAAGTATTCTTACTATCAGGGAAGAATTGATGCTTTGTATCTTACAAAGCAAGGTGAATTTACAGTTGTTCAGGGTTCACCTGATGACGAACCTGAAGAACCAGATGCAATTCAAGATGCTATTCAGATTGCTAGAATCAGTCTTCCACCATATCTTTATCTTCCAACACAGGCAGATGTCAATTTTATTGACTATAAGAGATATCAGATGAATGATATTGCAAAACTTGAGCAAAGAATTGAAAATCTTGAATATTACAGTGCTCTAAACCTTCTTGAGTCAAATGCCAAGGAAATGTTCATTCCTGATGAAAATGGACTGAACAAATTTAAGTCAGGTATTTTTGTTGATGACTTCCAGACTAGAAAAGGTCAAGAATTTAGAAATGGAATTAAAAATTCCATTTGGAAAAAATGGGGATTGTTGAGATCTGCTTTTTATTGCACAGCACTTAATCTCACTGTTGCTGATAATAGAATTGCTGGTATTGGTAATACTACTGATAGAAATATGAGTGCAGATGAGGCAACTCTTCTGGGCACAAATGTCAAGAGAAATGCTAAGATGCTCACTCTTGATTATGATGAAAGAGTTTGGATTGACCAACCATATGCTACCAGATCTGAAAGTGTCACTCCATTCCTTGTAAAATTCTATAATGGTGTAGTTGAACTTGAACCACAAGAAGATATTTGGATTGATGTTACTAATCTTGCTGCTAGAAATATCATGCGAGAGGGTAATTTTGCTGCTGTAGCTCAATCCATTGGTGCTAGAGTAAGAACAAGAGCAGATGGAACAAGAGTTGGTTGGACACCTGTTGAATGGGAATCTTGGGAGACCACTGATGTACAAACAAGAACCAGTCTTGCTCAATCATCATCACAATCAAGATCTCTTTCTTGGAGAAGGGGCAACTTACGTGAATTTAACTCTATAAGACAGGCTACATTAGGACATCCATTAAGAAGAACACCAGCTCCCAGATCTTTCTTAGTACAAGAGGAAAGAGTAAACACTCATATCACAACAAGAGCTACTACTACCACAACTCAAAGACAAACCAGAACTGGTACTCAACAAATTGTTAGAGAGCAGATTGATACTCAATCTCTTGGTAATAGAGTTGTTAGAAGAGAAACAATTCAATTCCTTAGGGAGAGAAATATTGAATTTACTGCAAAGAGAATGAAACCAAACACAAGGTTATATGCATTCTTTGATGAGACAGCAATTGCTCCTTTTGTTTTCCCCAAATTATTGAATGTTGCTCCTTTCACACTTAGAGGTGCTTTTAGACCTGGTGAAACTTGTAGAGTATATGCAAGAAGAAATGGTAGATTTAGACAAACTGCTCAAATAAGAATTGCAAATCCTAATCACAAATTTGGTCCAATCAGGAGACCAACTGATGTCTATACTGAAAATCCATACAATAGGAATACTAATATTCCAGGAAGTTACACTCCCAATTCAACAATATTGAACATTGATACTGATAGTCTTCAAAGTGAAGAATTTGACCAATTTGAAGGATTCATAAGACCAGGGTATATTATTGTTGGTAGAAGTTCAAGAGCAGTCTGTCGTGTTAGAAACACCAATTTGGTCACAGACAATAATGGAACTCTTATAGGTGCATTCTATGTTCCTCCATCAGTAGGAAATAACCCAAGATTTGAGACAGGTAAATCTAATTTTAGATTGACTAGTAGTAGCACTGATTCACAGGTGGAAGGAACATTTAGCACTGCTGGTGATGCAGAATTCCTTTCTTCTGGAAGTCTTGATGTGATGCAGGAAACAACTCTTTCTGTTAGAAATGCTAGAATTGAAACAAGAAACAATTTTAGACAAAACAGAACTCTTAGAAGAACTTCAACCAGCACTTCAAGAGTTACTGTTCCTGGAGCACCTAATTTAACTGGTGTGTTTAGAGACCCACTTGCTCAATCCTTTGCTGTTGATGATGAAACAGGTGTATTCTTATCAAGTGTTGATATTTACTTCCAAGAAAAACCATCAAATAGAGGTCTTCCTGTAACACTTGAAATTAGAGAGATGGAATTAGGCACTCCAAGTCCTAAAATCCTTGCATTCTCAACTGTTGTTAAGAGACCAAATGAAATCGCTCTTTCTCAAGACTCCACAGTAGCAACTAACTTTAAGTTTAAGTCTCCTGTGTATTTGAATGGTTTGAAGGAGTATTGTGTTGTCCTTTTATCTAATGATACAGGATATAGAGTTTGGATTTCTAGACTTGGAGAAGTTGATGTAAGAACTCTTGGTAGAGAAGCAGGACAAGTCCTTGTCAGTCAACAACCAACTCTTGGTTCATTATTCAAATCTCAAAATGCTTCAACTTGGACTCCAAGTCAATATGAAGATCTCAAATTTAGACTCAATAGATGTTCATTCAGATCCTCTGGAAATGTAACATTTGTGAATCCTGATCTTCCAAAAAGATTGGAAAATCTGCCTGATAATCGTGCATGTAGAATGGTTCCACAGGTTTTGAATGTGGGTATTGGTACAACACTGAATGCTGAGACCCTAGCAGGTCTTAAACCAGGTTCTTTGATTACTCAGGACAATACTCGTGCTGAGGGTAGATTTAGAAGGGTTCTAGGGGCAGCATCAACAGTCTCAATGACTGTTACAAGACCAGGTGCTGGATATACTCCTTCAGCAGGCATACAAACCTTTGTGGGAGTAGCATTTACAGCATTTAGAGGATTAGGAGAAAATGCTGTTGGTACAGTAACAATTGAAAATGGAGTTGCTATTGCTGCTTCAATCACTTCTGGTGGAACTGGTTTTAGAGACAGTGATATAGTTTTACCATTACCTTTTGGAGCAGATCAAGTAGGAAGTGGAGCAAGATTTACTATCAATTCCACTGATCCTGGAAATATGTTGAGATTAAATCCCTGTCAGGGAAGATTTTCAACAAATCCTGCTGATATCCTTAGATATACAACAGATACTGGCATCACAACAACAATAAATTCAGATACTGGTGTTCCTGGTGCTGAAGCTCCCACATTAGTCAGACAATACTTTAGAGATGGAACATTCTTTAGAATCAGACATAGAAATCATGGAATGCATCAGTATAACAATGTGGTTGAACTTAAAGATTTTAAATCTGATGTTCCAACATCAACTTTGACTGTAGACTATGATGCTGATTCAACTGGAACAATTTCAGTAGGAAACACTGCCAATTTTGGAATGTTTGAAAATGTGAGTGTATCATCAACAAATCCTGGTTATGTTAGAATCAGAGATGAGATTATCAAATATGAAATAGTAACATCTGCTGGTCTTGGTACAATTACAAGAGGAGTAGATGATACTGAGATTGGTGAATTTGATGCTGGAACAGTGGTTGAAAAATATGAATTAAATTTCTGTTCTCTAAGAAGAATTAACACAACTCATAATCTAAATTCAACAGAAAATTTTGCTATTATGGGTAGAAGGGAAAGAGATCAATTAAGTGCTGATCACTATTGGATTAAAATTGATTTCTCTGATACTACAAGAGGTGTTGATAGATCTGTTGGAAATCCTGGTGGATTTAGACCACTAGCATTTAGAAAAACGATGAGAGATGGTGCTGATGATAATTCAAAGGCAACATACAATCTTCCTTTTGATAGCATTAGACCAAGAATGAATATCATGACTCCAACTCTTACAAATGTATCTGCTTTTGTAAGAACAGTTTCTGGATCTAGTGTAAGTGGAAATGAGGTAGCATTTATTGATCAAGGTTTACAGGAAGTTGCTCTTGAAAAGAGAACTAGATTCCCAACCACAAGATGTGTTGCTTCAAAACATAATGAGGATGAGTATGTTTCAGTGCTTTCTCCTGACCTTCCTGGTTCCAAATCATTCCAAATGCAGTTCAATCTTGAAACTGCTGATGAAAGACTATCACCAGTATTGGATTTGAATAAAATGTCTGTTAGATTTATTGCTAATAGAATTAATGCACCAAGTGCTGATGTAGGTGGTTATGAAGATGATTACAGAATTAAGCATGGATTATGGGATGAGCATCATTTCTACTATTGCACAAAACAGGTCAACTTAGAAAATCCTGCCACCTCACTCAAAGTAATTGTTGATGGTTATGTTCCAAATGGCACTGATGTAAGAGCTCTTTATGCTCTTGATCAAGATGAAAATATGCATAAGACAGTATTTACATTATTCCCTGGTTATGGAAATATAAATGAAAGTGGTGGTCCTATTGATCCAGAATTAAGCAGTGGTAGATCTGATAAGGAAATTCCTAAAATTGATACAAAAGTTGAGTGGCCTGCATTGTCACAATATAAGGAATACACCTTTACTGTTGAAAATGTTGAATCCTTCAATAGTTTTAGAGTGAAGTTGGTTATGTCCTCTGAAAACCAGTCACTATCACCAGTGTTCAGAAACCTTAGAGTAATCGCAACAGCATAATGGATCTTACACCAATCAAAGATGAAAATGGACTCTTCAGAGATGAGGAGTCCACAGCAATAGTAAATACTAATAGAGAAGAGTATCTAAAATATGTCACTCAGAGAGATAAAATGAGATCTGAGAGGCAAAGAATTAATGATCTTGAAAAACAAGTTGATGACATCAAAAGTGATATTGGTGATATAAAAAATCTTCTTCAAATCATAGCAAACAAGTAAATGGCAAACAATAAAATCACATTTGACCCTGATTCTGGTGTTGCTTATGGTGTCAATCTCACCATGATGCAGGGTGCTGATTTCAAGTCATCATTTCATGTGGTGAGAAATGATAGTACAAACTTTAATTTTAGTGGATATACTGCCTCATCTCAGATGGCAAAATCAGTATCATTAGGTTCATCATCATTCCCAGTTGCTACATTCAATGTTGGTTTTACATCTTCTGTTGGTGGTAAATTTGAAATTTCTCTTGGATCAACACAGACAAGATCTATAAGACAAGGAAGATATGTTTATGATATTCTTGTGAGTTCTGGTTCTACTTTTTATAGAATTGCTGAGGGAAACATGTTGGTACAAGGGGGGATTTCATCAGCTCCATAAATAGCAGTAAAGGATGTACTATATAAATGGCACAACCATCCACAAGGCAAGAACTTATTGACTACTGTTTAAGACAGTTAGGTGCTCCTGTGCTTGAAATTAACGTAGCAGATGAGCAACTTGAAGACCTTACAGATGATGCTATTCAGTTTTTTCAAGAAAGACATTTTGATGGAGTAGAGCAAGTTTTTCTAAAATATCAGATTACTCAGGCAGACTTAGATAGAGGAAGTGCAAGACCCTCTGTTGCTCCACAAAATGATCATGGTTCAGCAGGCATTACCACCACAAGTGCTACATCAACAATTGTAGGGACTGCAGTAACATTTAATTACTATGAGAACAGTAATTATATTCAAGTTCCTCCATCCATCTTTGGGATAAACAAAGTATTTAAATTTAATGGCATCAATGCCACATCTGGTTCAGGCATGTTTAGTCTTGATTACCAGATATTTTTGAATGATGTCTATTACTGGGGAACCACTGATATTCTCTCATATTCCATGGCAAAGTCTTACATTGAGACCATGGATTATCTTCTTAATACTCATAAGAGAATAAGATTCAATCAAAGACAAGATAGACTTTATCTTGATACAAACTGGGATAAATTAAGAGTTGGAGAATTCTTAGTCATTGAATGTTATAGGGCAATGGACCCCAATGATTATGCTAGAGTTTATAATGATTCATTTCTCAAAAAATACCTTACTGCTTTGATTAAAAAACAGTGGGGTCAAAATCTTATCAAGTTCCAGGGTGTGAAACTTCCAGGTGGTATTGAATTTAATGGAAGACAATTATATGATGATGCTCAAGCAGATCTTGATAAAATTCAAGAAAAAATGATGAGCACTTATGAAGTCCCACCTTTTGACCTGATAGGCTAATGCTGAACTCATACTTCCTCAATGGCGCTAAAAGCGAGCAAAGTTTAATACAAAGTCTTGTCAATGAACAATTGAGGATGTATGGCGTTGAAGTATATTATATTCCTAGAAAATACATCACCACAAACACTGTAATTAGAGAGGTTATTGAATCCAAATTTGACAGTGCTTATCCAATTGAGGCATATGTGGATAGCTATGAAGGATATGGAGGACAAGGAACACTTCTTTCAAAATTTGGTATTGAAGATAGAGATGATCTAACACTGATCATTTCAAAAGAAAGGTATGAGGATTATATTACACCACTAATCAAAAATATTCCTAACATAGAACTGGCAGAAAGACCAAAAGAGGGTGATATTATTTTCTTCCCTCTTGGGGACAGATTATTTGAGATTAAATTTGTAGAACATGAGCAACCTTTCTATCAACTCAAAAAGAATTATGTTTATGAGTTGAGATGTGAACTGTTCAGATATGAGGATGAGGTTCTTGATACTGGTGTAGATGAAATTGATGAGCAGATTGAACAAATTGGTTATATTCAGACACTTACTTTACTAGGTTCTGCTAATGCTACAGGTGCAGCAGCAACTGCATCTATATGCTCCTCTGGTGCAGTGAATAAAATCTATATCAAAGATATGGGTAATAGTTATGAAACTCTTCCACAAATTGGTTTCTCATCAGCACCAGCTGGAGGAGTTACAGCAGTTGGTATTGCTTCCATTACATCTGACTATATTGGTTGTGGTGGTTTGAAGGGAGGAAAGATTGAAGCAATAAATCTTGTAAATGCTGGTTGTGGGTATACAGTTGCTCCAGCTATTTCAATTTCAGGTGGTGGTGGATTAGGTGCTGCTGCTACAACAGGAATTACAACATCTGGTTCAGTTCAATTTGTCACTATTGGAGATGGTGGTTCAGGATATTTAAGTGCTCCAACTGTAACATTTAGTGCTCCAACTTCTGGTAGCACTGCTACTGGTATAGCATCAATTACTGCTGGTATTGTTACTGCTATTCATATTTCCTTTGGTGGTATTGGTTATACTGCAGCACCAACTGTCACAATCTCTGAACCAGCAGCAGATACAGAAAATGCTGGAACAGGATCATTTATTTTTAATGAAGTGGTTACTGGACAATCAAGTGGAACAACTGCAAGGGTGAAAGAATGGAATGCTACTACAAATAAACTTGAGATCTCTATTGTTGATGGTTCTTTCCTCAATGGTGAAAGGATAACAGGTTCTGATAGTGGAGCATCATTCTTGATTAAGTCAACTCAGGAATATGATCTTGTCACAGGATTTGCTGATAATGATACTATTGAAGGAGAAGCAGATCTTATAATTGACTTTACTGAAAAGAATCCATTTGGGATGCCATAACAAAAACGTTAAATAGAAGTATAAGAACTATACAAAATAATGTTTGAATATTTCTATAATGAGGTTTTCAGGTCTGTCATCATTGGATTTGGTTCGCTTTTTAATGATATTCAGGTCAGACATACAAACTCATCTGGTGCTGTTGAAAGTGTAGTAAAGGTTCCACTTGCTTATGGACCTACTCAAAAGTTTCTTGCGAGAATGCAGCAAGAGAAAGATCTGAATAGACCAGTTCAGATGACTCTTCCAAGAATGTCTTTTGAATTTACAAATCTTGAATATGATCCAACCAGAAAATCATCTCAGGTTCAACATTTTTTAGTTGAAAATGATGATGGAACAAAGGCAAAAAGAGGGTTCTTGCCTGTTCCATATAATATGACTATTACTCTGTCAATCATGACAAAGTTGAATGATGATATGTTGCAAATTGTTGAACAAATATTGCCCTATTTTCAACCAGCATATATCCTTCCCATTAAGTTTCTTGCTGATGTAAAAGAGAAGAGAGATATACCAATTCAATTGGTTGATATTCAGATGGAGGATGATTATGAGGGTAATTTTGATACCAGAAGAGCATTAATATACACACTCACATTCAATGCAAAAACTCAGGTATTTGGTCCTGTTACTGATGTATCTGGTGAGATTATCAAAAAAGTCAGTGTTGGATATATTGGTGGTGGAAGATCTGCAAGTGATACAGCAGTTAGAGACCTCACCTATACTGTTACACCAAGAGCAGTCAAAGATTATAATGGAAGTGTAATTGCACTGCTTGATGAAGATGTTGATATGGTTGAAACTGTAATTGATGTCTCAGATGGAACTGCATTTACAGAGAACACATACATCTATGTTGATCAAGAAGAGATGTTTGTTGAAACAGTCAGTGGTAATAAAATCAAGGTAAGAAGAGCACAAGATAATACTACACATGCAAATCATGTGAAGGGTGCTCAAGTCATGTCCATCACTACTGCAGATGATGCACTTATTGAGTTTGGAGATGACTTTGGTTTTAATGGAGACATTAGTTGAGGTAACTCATGGCAGACAAATTCAAAGAACTCAATGATGCTTTTGATGTAACACCTACTGAAATTGAGGTGGAGGAGTCTGCTGTTGAGAGAAAACTAGATGAGTTTAAATCCTCATCAGAACATATCAAGAAAGATTATGAATATACAAGAGGTAATTTGTATTCCATTATTGAAAAAGGTCAAGAGGCAATAAATGGGATACTTGAATTAGCTCAAGAAAGTGAGATGCCAAGAGCATATGAGGTTGCTGGTCAATTAATCAAAAATGTTTCTGATGCAACTGATAAATTAATGGATCTTCAAAAGAAATTGAAGGATGTTAATAAAGAAGAGGAGCAAAAAGGACCCACAACAGTCAATAATGCTCTCTTTGTTGGTTCAACTGCTGACTTGCAGAAGATGTTGAAGAATGCTTCAAAGGGCATAAATACTTGATATGAGCAAAAATCAGTAAAATATTAATAAATGGAAAACTTGTCTGATTTCTTTTCTCAAATTGGTGAAGAAAAGAAGAAAAACAAAGAAAAAAGGCAAGAGTTAGTTGGTGATTTATCTCTTGATGATGTTTTTTTGTCTTTAAATGAAGAAAAAAAGAAAATTGACGATAAAATTGCAAAAAAAGATGAAGAAATTGCTGAAATTCTAAAAAATGCCAAGGTTTTTGAGAATTTTCTCTTCTCAGACACCCCAAAAACCAAAAAATCCAAGAAAATTGAAGAAGAAAAAGTTGATACTACTGATTGGAAGGATGATTATAAACCAACAGAGATAGAAACTGTTAATATTATTGAACCAGAACCACTCAAACCATCAAA